AGCATCGCGTTCCATGTTAAACAACAAGCCTTTGAAACGCTCAACTGACCAACGACCGTTAGAGTCGATGTCAAGGTTAAATGTACCAGCAGTAGCAGTAGCAGGTGAACCGGCTTTAGCAACTGTATAGATTGTACGAACAACTTCACGGTTAATTTCAAACATAATTTCTTGTGAAAGAATGTTAGACAATTCGGACTCAGCATCCAAACCATGAACTGCTTTCAAGTCTTGAGCAAGTTCAAGAGTGTATTCAGCTTTAAGAGCACGTGACTTAGCTGTAACAGTTGTCTTGTCAATTGAGAAAGACATTTGACCGAAAGCATTAGTAGCAGAGTCGCCCAATGCCTCAGCCTGAGCTGTAGACATACCACCACCATATGTATAGGTGCTAGTAGGATCTGTACCATTGTGAGTACCGTTATAAGGTGTACCAGTATCTGATCCAGCTGCCGTATAGGTAGAAGATGAGAACTGTGTATTTGCTTCGTTAAACAAAGCTTCTGTACGAGCTGTTGCAAGACGTGCATTACCGTAGTCTGAACGCATTGCGAATATCAAACCTGTAGGACCTGTCATTGGCTGTACACCGCAGATGTCATAGGCCATCAGGTTAGGCATTGCACGGCGTACCAAACCGATCATGATCGGGTCGTACTTAGCTACACCACCAGTACCGTCACCAATGTTGTTGGCAGGTGCAAGCTCGTTAAGCATTTGACGCTCTTCTGCAAGAGCCTTTTCTTGATTCTCTAAAAGTACGGCTGTTACTGTTCTTTTATAGTTGTCTTTAATTTCTGGAAGATCAGCGTGATTTAGGATCGCGCCCCACTTCTTTTGAATTGATTCTGATAAGTACATTACCTGTTCTCCTTTGTTGGAAATGTTTTTTTATTTATAATTAACGTGAACTCAAGGTTCTAGATAGAGCCGTCACGTATTTTGACATTGGGTCATTTTCGCTAAAAGCCTGGCTATTAGTTCCGCTTTCTTCAACAAGCATCTGCTCGGGAGAAGATTTAGCTGTCCTGGGGAAATAGTTTTCCTTAATAACAGAAACTTTCTCACGATATAGATCCTCAGAGTCAAAGTCTACACCTTACACAAGCTTTTTAAGTTTGTCAGCTTCTGTATCGGCAAGATCTCTAGTTTGCTCATCAAGAATTTGGGCGCGAGTTACTGCAACCAATTGTCTTGATAGGTCAACATTCTTTGAAATAGATTCATCTAATTGGTCTTTAAGTTCAGAAGTAGAATTAGTTAGTTCTTCAACTACATTGTATTTTTCTTCTGGTACTTCAATATAATGTTCTTTAAACAGATTTTTCATACCACTGATAAAATCTTCTGCGATTTCAGTACGAAGACCTGTTTCTACTGCCAACGCGTTCTCTTCTAACCATTGTTCTACAACGTAGTTAAGATACCCGTCAATTTTTTCTACCAATGCTTCTTTAAACTCTACCAATTGTTCGGCTGTTTGCTCTTCCAATGCAGTAGTAACTTCTTCCATTTCACTATTTACGCGTGCAATAACTGCAGCTTCAAAAATAGAAGTAGCTCTTGTTTTAAATTCTTCGGAAAGATCTTCACCAAAGATTGAGTTTAATTGAGAAGAAATATCGACTTCTTCTTGCGCATATGTTTTTCCAATACTGCCTTGGTTAGCAAAACCATAGGATGCTTTCTTAGATGAACCTTGCATTGGTGGGGTTTTGTCACCTTGACCTGAACCTTGACCAGCTTTAGAGGTATCTTTTTTAATTACATCGTTAGCATTATCGCCTGCATCTAGGGTATTAAGATCATCGATCTCAGCTACTTCAGATGACCCTTGCTTAGGCATAGAGGCGTCGCCGTTACCGGTTCCGCTGTTCATGCCTGATTTGGAATTATCTTTACCAACATTAATAGAAGGTTTTGTTCCTCCAGCGCTGATGGTTTCGAATGAAGCTTTCTGGGAACTACCTTGCATAGGTTGAGTTTTTTCGTACCCATCTTCTTCATTCAATTGCTGACTGCTTCCGCGGTTTAGCAATTCTTGAATTTTTTGCTCTACTGACATCCTGATCTCCTAAGAGTGTGTTTAACGTTATTATTTATATAAATTGGTTACTTGATAGTTCTTAAAAACTGTTCAAATACTTGTAGTTTGACTTTATTTAAATTAGCTTTAGAAGCTTTTCTAATAGTCTGCTGTGCTTGTTCAACCTGATAAGATTTCCATACACCGTTTTCAAGAATCCATTCCGCAGATTCCATAATACCCTGTACAAAGGCGTCGGGAGCAGAAGGGTCAGCAACAATATCAACTGTAGCAAGATGAAAGTCGTCTTGCACCTCGTTAATGCCTTCTTTGTTTAACTTAACTGAACCCAACCCTCTAGATGAAACGCCTAAACGAACACCTTCTTCAATAAAGTTCTTAGCTATCTTACCCATTGGAGTATCTAAGATTTTAGCTTTACCGTGTATATCATTTCCCTCAAATTTTAGCCCTGTAATCAAATGTGATACCTGGTTTAAATTAATAGATGGATTTGGGGGGTGACCCAATTCCCCCAAGGAACGTTTTTCGTTAATTAAGTCCTGATATCTCTGGACTTCTCTCTCCATTATACCTCTACCATAACTTCTTCCATTACGGTTAGGTTTCTCAGCCTGCATAAAAATACCTTCTATGTAGATATTTTTAGTACCATCTTCTTTTTTTTCTGTCAGGAACTTAATGTCCTGATTCATTTCAGTAATGAGTTTCATTATCTGTCCTTAGGTTCTAAGTTCTGACGATCAGGATCAACAAATCCAGATTCTTTAGAGAATTGTAAAATAACCGTTCCACTTGCTGCACCTAGGTTAACATTAACGTTAGCATTAGCATCATCAATAAGAGATACACCAATATCTTTAGTAAAGCCAATATAATTTTGACCGGCGTTCATTGCAAAAACAATATTACCCTGTCTATTGACACTAGCAGCATTACCTACATCATAAGCAATATCGGTGATAGGCCAAAGTACGTTACCTTGGGTTTGGTTATTTGCGTATTGACCTGGGTAAAGAATGTTAGCCAAGAAAACATTAGCTTGCCCTGTACCTGTAATCTTAACAGCAGCTTGTCTTCTTGTATTTTTTAAAACGAATATATTAGCCATTTTTACTCTTCTTTATTTGATTGCATGTAATCTCTAACTGTACTAATATAATCAGCACTTAAGGTAATCTTACTTTGAACCCACTCGGCAATATTAGTATTATCCTCTAACATGTCATGAACAGTTTGTGCATTAGCAATAATAGATCTTAACTGTGACTTAGCCATATCACCCTCATAATCATACTCACGGGGGTCTCTAGCTTCAGCAACCTTCTTTGCTTGGGCAGTAGCAATAGCCATTTTTTTGGCCATTGGCATACCAGGATTAGAACGATGAATGGCCTGGGCGATTTCTTCCCGCTTTGTTTTTTCAGCAGGTGTAAGATGCTTTTCTAAGAGATCACTCTTCAGTTTCTGTAGCGTCTTCATCTTCCCCTTCTTGTTCTTCGTATTCGATTTGACTATCTTCTTCGTCTTCTTCGTCTTCGCTAGAGTAAATTGCTTGTGCAACTTCTACCTTAGCAACATCTAAAGCATCGGAAACTTTTAATCCAATAGCTTGATCAAAAATATTTTTAGCTTCAACATTATTACCAGCTAAAATGTCAGTAATCATCTGATCAATTAATTCTGTAGTATCCATTTTATTTCCTTAATAATATATTTATCGTGTTTTTTTCTGTTGCTGCAATTGTTGTTGCTGCAATTGTGCTTGTTGGTCTTGATTATCCATTGCAATAGCTTGATCAGCTCCAGGCATTCCTGGTTGTAATTCCATAGGATCATCTTCGTTCTGCTTAGCGATTTGTTCTACTTCTTTATCCGTTAACTTTAATACATTACGACGAATGTAATCTTTACTAAAATAAAGACCCACATAAGGTGTTATTTGATTAAGAACATCTACTCTATTACGTAGATTTTCTGCCTCTTTCATTTCTTGATAATATTGATCTTGTGCATATACATACACCATAGAATTTTTAATTTTATCCCAGTCTTCAGGAGTTATTACACCTTTTAAGACTAATTGGGTTTCCATTAAATCATCAAACAACGAATTAAATTTTCTACGAATACGAGTAATAAACTTTGCGAACTTCATTTCATCTCTTGAAATTTCAGCTGCTCGTCCAAAATTAAACCCCGACTGCTCTTCAAACCTAGAAGTAGGAATGTTTAAAGCCTGGTAAACTTTCTTTTGAAAGTATTCAATATCGGCAATTTGACCTAAGTTCTCACCACCAGGTAAGGTAGTAATTTCTGTACCTCTTCCACCCTCACGACGGGGTAACCAGAAATCTTCTAACATGGTCATAAATTTTCTATCGTCTTTAATTTCACCAGTAGTAGAATCATAGACAATTTTATTTCGATATCTGTTCATGATATCTTTCATATATTGCTCGGCCTTTACCTTTGGTAAATTACCTACATCAATATAGAATATTCTTCTCTCTGGTGCTCTACTTAGTCTATAAATGACCAAGGAGTCAGCCATCATTTTTAACTGGTTAACAGGCTTAATAGCTTTGTTTAAATAACCAATGACAACGTTTCTGTCTAAGTCTAACACACCAGATGGAACAAATGTAATGGTATCGGGAGATATCTTAATACCATTATTATTATTAGGATTTGTTCCTGGGGTATAATTTAACCCCTTTTCATTATAGATAAAAAATTCTTCTATAGTTTTAATTAAATCCACACCGGTTTGGGGATTCTTTTCTTTTTTAATCTCTCGTACTTTTTTAATTTTACGAGGATCAATATATCTTAATTCCTGAATACCTTGTTTAGGTTTCTTTGGATCTATAACTTTCTGATAATATAAACGACCGTCTACATACCATCTTCTGAAGATATCATGGGCTTTATCTTTAAAGTCCAGTAAATTAATTACTTCTTCGAAGGCCTCTTGTATGGAGCCTTTTATCTTATCAGAAAGATCTAGTGTATCTAAGTTTAGAGAAACTGGATCTTCTTCATCAACTGCGGCAATTGCTTCAGTAATAATTTCTTCGATTGCATTATCAACATCGGGGAAATTACTAATATCACGATAACGCGAAATCAGCTCGCTCTCTGAACGAGCTGCCGCATCAATATCAACATATGTACCATAATAGCCACCGGCGGCGACTACAGAGGTACCGTCATCAGATACCGGCGTTATAAAGGATTGACTCTTTAACGCAGGTTGTTTATCTTCGCGACCAATTGTAAAACCAAATAAATTAATTGCCATTATGTATAGTTCAAATTATTTAAAAGCACCACCAAAATTAACAATACTACCCAATGGGTTATTTGAAGTAACAAAATATTGATATTGGAAGGTTACTGTAAATGAAGATATCTGGTCATTAGCACCAAAATCCAAACCTACAGGTGATAGATCTACAGGAAACGCATCACGTATATTATATGACTTTAAAGCATTACCGTTTCTATCTAATTGGAATACTTGAAGGTCTCTTTGGTACTGTGAAGGTTGCAATTGACCGAATTTAGTAGCATAATCCTCCATACCGCCCATCCATTGTTCCATTGCATTTCTAATTGACATGTCAGCGTCATTTAAAACTGTAATGGTCCATGGTGCGTATATACGATCACCTACAAACTTAACCTCTCGACCCCTGTATTGAACAATAGCAGGGTTAACTGTTTGACCAGGTAACTCGGCTACTGATACTAAGAATGGTGCTCTTGCTACTGCAAGTGCCTGTCCAGTTACATACGTTGGGAATGATAACTGAACGGCAAATTGATTAGGACGTGCACCACCGTTGGTTAAAGCTGATTTAAAGCTTTCTACATTAAAAGTTGTTGCCATTTATTTCTCTCCTTTATTAAGCGCCGACTTCTTCGAAAGAAATTCCGGTACGGGTTGCAATAAAGTTGAGCTGTATGAAGTTAATCGCACGAGCAGGCTTAATGTAGATATCGGCAACAAAGCCGTTTGTATCAATTACCTGACCGGTGTTATTAGATTCATCGCAAACCACTTTAAAGTCGGTAATACCGCGACGACCTTTTACATCTCTTAAGAACGGTTCAACTAAATTTCTAAATTGAGCCCTTGTAAATGGGTCGTTAAATTCAAACAATTGGAACTTAGAGGCAGTAGCAATTGCTTTTTCAAGCACGATAAACAATCTACGAACGTTAATGCGATCAAACGCTGATGGTCTAGCCAACAATGTCTTATCACCGTAAAGTATCGTACCTTGACCGGGGAATGTAACTACAGGATTAACACCTGCTTTGTACAACGTATCACGGTCTGTAGC